CTACGGGCGTTGATTGAATGACTTGCTTGGAATACCATAACAAATTTGGATTTTCTGCATCAATAAGCCAAAGCCTATCGTCAAACAAATCAATGTCATTTGCTGCCGGGCCCGCAATATTTTCTAATGCTCCACCGGTTGTATAAATAATGGAGTTGCCAATAATTGAGCTATCGGCAAGCGTATCAACATAACTTAATGAATCTGAAGTCGTGCTATTAATTTGAGGCGCAGTCAGCGAAGTAACTTGATAATAAACTTCATTTGCAACAGACCATCTATAAATAATGATCTTCACGTTGCTTTTATAGGTAAGTCGCAAATAAGGAATATTAACCGTAATTGATCCTGATGAGCCCGTGCCCGTTGTTGTAACTGCCACGGGAATTGATGGTGCTGATCTTACAATGTTGCCCGCCGCATCTGTCCATTCATATGTAACTTGATAATAATAGGCATTAGTATTTGTTAAATTATCTGGTTGAGCCTGAATAGCTCCGCCAGTGGCAGACCATGTTGCTTCAATGCTGTCTGGAAAAAGATGAAATCCTTGTTCGTTTAATGTCTGACCGTCGTATGTCCAAAGCATTCCGCCAGACAAATTAAGATTGCCGCCAATTTCACTTGTTGTAATGTTTGATGGCGAAAAATTAAATGTCATTAAGTTAATGCCGGTCTGCGAATAAATATTTACGGCACCCGCCGGCCCAATGCTTTCTTTAAGTCCAACAGTAGACGTTGATTGAATTACATCTTTAAATAAATATGCAACATAAACAGAATTTCCTATAACTTGTGCTTGCGGAAGACCGATAGATAAATATCCGCCACCATTTTCATAGGCAAATCTAGACCAAATATTGCCATTTATATCAATTAAGAAATATGTGTTTTGAAGCGGCGATTGGTATGCCGCCAATATATAGGTATTGCCATTTAGTACAATTCCTTTTGATGCAAGTCCCAATGAGCGAATAATGTTTGATGCAGATCCCAATGTTCCAGTTGTAACTGTCATGGGCAATATGATTGTGTTTTGCGACAAAAAATGCGTTGGAATACTTGAATCATAGGAATAATTGTTATTATTTTCATAAATAATAGTAACAATTCCATTTTGTGCAGATGATGCCACATTAGCAATTGACCCGGAACTAAGCCATTGAGTTGCGGTCATAACTTGATTTAGATTTTGATCAACCGCCACGCTATTACCAGTTGAACCGCCGGCATCCCAAAAGTTTGCATAAATAATTGGCTTGGCCGCATTTGTAAGATCGGCACAAATACTCATAACAGTTGCAATGCTGCCAGAAAATATTGTTGGCGTTGCTACGGTAAATAGCGCATTCAAATATGTAACGCCAACAGATTGACCGCCAGATGTTGTGTTATAGGCAATAAAAAGTCTATTTCCTACTGTTATGCCGTCCCATGAAAGTGTGGTGGCCGGAATATAGCTTGCTACAATTGTTGCATTTGTACTTACAACAGTAGGATTATTTATTGAAATTGATATGTATTGCAAATGATATTGGCCGGAAATCAAATTTGTAAACACAATGATGAAATATGCTCCAAGCACAAATACTCTTGGACTACCAGTTAATGTACCAGAACCAACTGTTATTGTTTGCGGATTAATAATGTTTTGGCCAGTGTTTACATCTTGAATGATATATTTGTATGTTGGGCTTCCATTGTTAACTTCAGTATAGACCGTACAAACTAAATTATTTTGTGATACAATTGAATCACATTGGGCTTCATTTAAAGCGCTTCTAACTGTCGGCAAAACAGACAAAGAAATTGATTGAAATTTTGCCTTATTAACCCAAGACATTGAGCCTTGATTAAGGGCATAAATATTAGAACCAACTGCTGTTAAATTTCCATTAAACGTTGTTAAATATTTTGATGCAGAATTCGGCAGTGCGGGCAAAAGACCATAACCATTTCTTTTTGTAAGTCTGCGTCCTTTTGTAAAAATAGAATTTTGCAAATCAAGAAATTTGCCAAAATCCACTTGGTTTGGATCTGTTTTAGTATCCAAACCCATTGCAAAGTTTAAAGGGGCAGACTGTTTTCTTAACATTTAAGTGTTTGTATCCACAATTGAGTTATCAACGTAAATAATGGCGATAGATCCAGATCCTCCTTGGCCACCAGATCCTGCGGCTTCGCTTGCGCCGTGGTTTCCGCCGCGACCGCCGCCGCCTCCTGATCCTGCAAGTCCCGTTGAGCCATTAAGCCCTGTCACATTAGCGCCCGCGCCGCCAACAGCATCGCCGCCGCCACCGCCGCCGCCACCGCCGGCCTCAAATGATCCAACTCCGCCAGCGCCTCCAGCATAATTTAAAGAAGATCCTCCCTGAATTCCACTTTGAGCATTTCCATTGCCTCCCGTACCGCCTGATCCGCCCCAACAAAGAACGGGGCTTCCGCCCGCACCTCCAGCATTAGATGGTCCGCCAAGTCCGGCGCCTCCAAGGCCTCCGCCGCCAACATTATTGAAATTAATGCTATTAAAACTAGAAACATTGCCAGAGCTTCCATTTGTTCCATTATTTGGAGAAGATGCCGGCGCAACGCCGCCAGTGCCGCCAGCGCCTACAACAACAGCATATTGTGTGCCCGGCGTTACGTTAAACCACATAGCTTGAGAATTTGCTCCGGCACCTCCACCGCCACCACCGCCCCCAACGTTAGAGCCGCCGCCCGAAGCATAGCCACCAGATCCGCCTCCGCCGCCACCACCTTTACCTAAAACAAGAACTTCTTTAACTCCAGTAGGCGCTGTCCAGGTATATGAACCCGCAGTTTGAAAGATTGCCATTCTGGTTTTCCCAGCTAGGCTTGCTGGAGTTACAAATGATGTTGTGCTTGTTCCAGTATTAACTGCACTTACATTTGCGGCTGAAACAACTAACTGATTACTAGAAATTGTAATCGTAGCACCATCAACAGTCAGTATTGCTGACATATTTCCGGCATTATCCATTTGCATGATGCTTGTTACACTCGCTGGGGGCAAGGGAAGTGTTTCAGATACATCAGAAGATAATGTTGGAGCTTTTAAAGTTAACCCTTTAGAGTTTGCAGTAGAATTTCTGTAAATATAGCTTTGGGCATCCATATTTGCTGCAACATTTGTGGCAGATTGCCAAACAAAAGTGCCGGCAGCATAATTTGCGCTTGCAGTGCCTGATGGAAGTCCTCCAATTGAACCAGATCCAGCATTCACAGTGCCGTTTGTAGTAATTTGTATTTGATGTCCGCCAGTTACATCATTGTAATAAAGTTCATTGCCAACAACATACACACATCCAATATCTGATGCTCCCAAAAGAGCTGAACTTTGCGGCGAATAACGATCTGTTCTTAAGTTTGTTGCATTATTTCCTTGAAAAGTAAGATCTGAATTAATATTCAAACCAGATGGTTGAATTTGAACGCCCTGACCGGACGAATGATTGTGTCCATCAAGAATACTCAAATCAGCATTAATATTATTTGCCCAATCTGGGCCATCATCTAGTGCAACAGTTGGCACAATTAAATTCATATTTGGTGAAATTGTAGTATTCGCCATTAAAATACTCCGATATTTACTGTTACGTTTGCATTTGAAATAAGTGTAAGCGTTTTGTCGTTAAAAGCTTCGGATCTATAAATTGTTGCCGCGCCCTGAACATCAGTTAAAAACCAGCCCTGTTGTTTTTTGCCCAAAAGATGATTGATTACATTGTTTCCAGATTTCAAATTTACATTTGATAAAATTGAAACATTATTTAATGGGTTTTTTAGGATTGGCGTTAATTCTGATGCCCATTGAGTTTGCATTAATGGTAATGGTATCTTTTGTGCAAGCACTCATCACCATCCCGCGTTATTGCCGCCGCCGGCACCCCAGCCATTGCCACCATAAATACCATCAAATCTAGTTTCAGAAATTTTATCAGGAATTCCAGCGTCTCTATTTTGAGAGGTCTGTTCAATTCTAGTTTTTAAATAAACAATTTCCGTATCTAATTTTGAAGTATCAGATCCTTCTTCTTTATCGAGGGCATATTTTGCGGCGCGAACAATAGGATATCTAAGCCAACCAGAATAACCAATTGTTGTAAGATCTGTATCTTGCAAAAGTGCTGGCAATTTTGGCGAATACCACATGCGCAATTGTTGGTTCCCGGCGGGCACAGGAATAAGCATTATTTGATTTCCCATCACTCTATAAGCTTGGTTGTAAACACCATAAATTGTGCTTGTAGAATTGGGATAAACATATTTATTGCGATCGATAAAATTAAATTTTCTTAAAGTTACAAATGCAGGTGTTACAGTTGACGTGTTAACGGACAAATCCATGCCTGCCATTTTATAAAAAGCTAAAGCAGGCGCGCCAGAAGTACCATTGAAATTGCCACCCAGATAATTTGTAACTCCATCTGGTAAAGCATAATTTTGCGTTGTGCCGTTTGTTTGAATAAATACAATTTGCGAAGCAAATAAATCTTCATATGAATCTATTAATAAATCATAAAGCTCATACATCGCAAGGCGTAAAAATGCATTCCATTCACTTGCTGTAACAAATTGTGAGCCAACGCGGTCAGCAGTTTGTTGTGATCTTAGTCTTAATTCAAAAAGTGACATTTCCGACGGTGGTGCTGCAACCATCTGTGCCACAGATGAATAAACACTGGTGCCGCTAAGATTAACAGCAGCAACCTGGTAGTAATACATAATCCCAAGACCAGGTAAACTATCCACATACTGAGTAACAACTCCAGTGGTCGCGAGATTAGAGAAATTAACTCCATCAGTTGACCTTTGAATTTGATAGGACGTAGCGCCTAAGGCGCCCGTCCATGTTAAAAGAATATTGCCGTCAGCTTGTTCTGCCGTGAGGTTTTGCGGCTGATAAGGAACAGCCATTTAGCCTCCTTACAAGCCATCAATAGTTACGGAAGATCTATCAAACATGAAACTCATCGCAATTACTGTATTGTCTGCCGGCGCAGATGCCACCAAAGTCGTTGTACTTGAATTTGTCGCGGCCCAACAAGCAACAATTAGTTGTGCGCCTGCATTCGCGGCCAAATTTGAATTGGAAATTGTTTGATTTGCATCACCAACAACTGTCAACAATTCGACACTTGGAACTCCGGGCGTTCCAACTGTAGCAGAACCGCCGATTGATCCGTTTGCGGTTGCAACAAAGGCAGCGTTAACTGCTGGCGTAAAGCCGACCGGGAACCCTTTGGCTTGCCATTGAGCTAAAGTCGCAGTACCTAGCGAGGTAATTTGATAAATACTACCAGCAGTAACGCTAGAAGTAGACGTGTTTCCTGGCGCAATTACTTGGCCAGAAAATCCGCCAAGATAATAATTGAAATTATTTTTGAAATTTACATAAATGTAACCACTAGCCGGATTTGGATTTAAATGTCCATTATTAGATCCAGGCGTACTAGAAGTATGCATAAATACGTTTTCGATATAGCCATTTGATTTTAATGATCTAATTCCAAGGCCATTGCCATTTGCCGAATCAACGATGAAATTGCAAACAACTTCAAATGGTTGGCAAATATTCATGTAATAGGATTTTCCGTTTAGACCAAAGCCGCGAGCATAAGACATAAGGTTGTCTCCTTAAACAAGTGGGGATTTCTCTCGACAGGACCCCACACCATGTCTGCCGCAGTACGAAGCAATGAACATATTGCTCCCTCAAATATATTTTAAATGACACTTAAAAAGGGGGCCCATAGACCAAAGGCCCCCCAAAGTCCGCATCATGCAGACAATTGAACAACCATATTATAACCAGGCGCACTACAAATCAGATTTCCGTAGTAAGCAATACGAATCTCAAGAGCATCTGCCGTGCCAACGCGCAAGCCTTCAAGGCCTTCCATCCCGTAGGTCAGAATATGAGGCGCTTTACCAAGTGTGCGCAATTTCCAAGTATCAACAGTCAGGCAATAGGCCGTTTGTGCCGGGCAAGACCTATCAGCCAAAACTGGAATTTTGCCATAAGCTGAATGGAAATGAATGGCCTCAAAAGCCACCTCAACTTCATCATGCTCAAGCATCACATATTGAACTTTTGCACCCAACTCATTTACAAGAGTTGAATAGCTAACAAAGTCCATAATGATAAGATCAAATGCGGCACCCTCGCGATTACCAAAAGCCAATGCATTTGTAATACCTTCTACAATACTTTGTGGTGAAGCATTAAAACGAAGTCCTGCTAAGCGAGTGGGATCTGCAGAGCGATTTACGCCCCAGAAGTTATCGCTAGATGAAGGATCACTATTGGGAATCCATGCGGCCATACCAGATAAGCCCAAAAGACCCGCAATAGTGCCAGCACCTGCAGAGCCAATATCACCCAAAATTTGCAAGTAATTGCCTGCAGACCAAGTGCTAGACCACGTATCTTGCACAATATTGCCAACCAAAACACCAGTATTACGATTTACTGAAGTTAATTGAACAGCAAAAATGTTGCTTCCTGATCCAACAAGTGCTGCGCCACCATCAGTTGCAGACGCTTGAAGGGTCATGCCAACTTCAAATTGCACAACGGTTTGAGCGTTTTGCAAAGTAATGGTTACAGTACCACTTGAAGTAGAACCACTCTGAACAACTGAACCAATGATGCCACGAGAGGCGGTGCCTCCAGAGAACAATTCAAAAGCCATGTTGTTAGAAATATTTCTAAAACCATTATCCAAAGTGCGCGAAGCTTCATCAACGAATGCTCCAGCATTGGACTTGGTTTGCTCCATTAAGAGGTTAGTGATAGTAACAAGTTGATAATCCTGAATCGCATACACAAAGTAAGAAATGACAGAACTTGCAGTTTGCTGATTCTGTGCATTTGCAAATGTATGTGCGCGACCTGCAGGGTTGGCATATTCCAAAGGAACTGGAATATATTTACCGGCAAAGCCATCGGGCGATTCATTTTTAGGAACCATCGCAAGCCAAGGATTCTTGGCATAAACGATGTTTTTCATATAATCTTTATCATCGGTATAAAGCTCTTTTAGGGCCGCCACCTGATTTGTACTATTCGCATAAATTGGTGAAACTGACATATTATCCTCGTTTTAAAAGTCCTTGAGCTGCCAAAATTGCCCTGGTTTTTCTATCCATTGGTTTTTGTGCAGCATCACGGTTGGTTATTGTTCTCATTGTTTTATCTTGTTGTAACTGCGGAGTTGGTTGTATTGCTTGAGGCTTTAAAATCTCAGCCAAAGGAGTTAATTCTTCTCGCAAATGATCTTCCACAAGCTTAAGCGCGTCTTGAGTATCAAGAAGTTCACCTTCTTGTTTCCAAACTCGCTTAATTAATTCAACAGCCTTGTCACCATTCTTGCTCGCTTTCACAAGCCTAAATGGCGTATCATCTTTTGCTAAATATAAATTAGCCTCTTTGCGGATTTCATTAAGGGCCTGGGTTTCGGCCTGAGAGTCTCGTTCAGTAAAGCTTTTTTCCATGCCCTCTTTAAGAGTGGCAATTTCAGCTTTAAGTCTATCGAGCTCAGGATTAATTTGTCCCTTACCGCTAACAAGAAAATCAGTCATCGCCTCATAAAATTGAGGATTTAAGATTTCTTGTTCTTGCAACACACTCAAGGGATTGGCTTTAAGTCGGGCCAAAAACTCAGCATTCACATCTTGCGAAGGCTGAGGCTGTAAAGCCTTTTCTCGTTCGGCCAATTGCTTTTCTCTAACATCTAAAGCCCGCTTTTGTTTCATTAAAGCGGCAACCTGAGGATCAAGGGGCTTTGTTTCTTCAATAACACCCTGCTTATTATTTTCATTAATGGCACTTGGCGCCGAGGACTTCGTGGCTTCGGTTTGCATTTGTTGTGCTGCTTCAGGTGCAATTTGCCTGTTAACTGTTTGATTTACCTTCATTTTAATGCTGCGTATTGATTCTTGTGCTTTTTTAACTTGCGGATCTGTTGGCGTATCACTTGGCGCAATGCGAATGGGCGCTTCGCCCACTGCAACTCGCTTTGCATTATCTAATCTATCAACTGACGCTCCGCCGATATTTTGCGCTGGAACACCCGAACCAGTAGCTACTGGTGTAACTTTCATATTTTCTCCTTTGTAACTTCTTAGGAAGCTATTTGTTGTTGACCTGGAACATTAGGAACTAATGGTGATGTTGGCGTGGGCTGCGGGCCAGCCTGAGGCGTGGGCGCCGCGGGCATTGGGGGCGGTGATGCCATTCCAATTAAACTTTGGCATTGAGTAAAGAAGTTTCTCAAGAGATCAGCTTTAGATTCTTCAAGTTTATTCGCCATATATAAATTGTAATATTGAACACACAATTGAACTGCTAATGGAAGATCCATAAAAATATCTGGCGGTGTGTATTTTCCATCTTCGACAATGGCGTCCAAAATCTTAAAAATTCTTTCTTCTGAGGCATTATCCAATCTTTCATTTTGTTCAAGATCAGGATAATGAAGCAATCGCCGGCCTTCTTTTATGCTAAGCATTCCGGCCTGAACTTGTTCGGTCACCTTGGCAATTCTGCCGGCAACAGTACTTGGTAATGCTGATTCATCAAAGCATTGAATGACAAATGGATCTTTAAGAAATTTCATCGCTGGCAAATCAATTTCTTTTGTTCCATCTTTATTAGGATAAACGGTTTGATATTTGCCATCACGCTCAGCAATGGATTTGGCCGTTTCTGTAATGCCATAAGCCAAATCAATAAATAGATTTTCATATTTTTTGCTTAACGTAGCAAATCTATCTGATGCAATATCATCATATGATCTAATTGCTTCTCCACTATCAAGCCCTTCAGGTTTTTGAGAGGTTGCCTGAAGTGCTGAAATTCCTTCTTGTTGAAATCCATATTGAATAAGTCTATCTCGTTCGGCATACATTTCTGGCGCATTACAAGGGGCCACTTCATAAATTGGCTTTGTTCCACTGTAAGTAACAATTACACCAACTTCATTATTGTTGTGAGATTTTACTACTTTTGATGATTGGTCGATGAATACTCTCGGCACTCCAACCAAAGTAATACTGCGAGCGATGGTATGTAAAATGCGATTAAGAGCAAGCTGAGTGCCAAATAATCTTGTTCCAATTCCCCTACCCCAAAAGCCTAAGAATGGATCATCATACTTCATAAAGACAAAAGGAAACTTAGCTTTATGCCATTCTTCATCCAAAATAGTTCCATTAACAGTAGCAATAGTATGACGACCAGGAATATAATTTGGATTTTCTTCATCTGGACATGATGGAAGCTTCCATCCCTCGACAACCATGACTTTATCGGCAGTAGTTCTGCCAGATTCTGGCGCATTATCCGAAAACGAATTTGGCGTATCAGCAATAATATTGCGCGCTGATTTCGGAGAATTTGCAATAAGTTTATCTCGATCCATTAATGCCAACTGACACATTTGTTGTGGATCACCATTAAGAGCGTCTTGTTCATCGCTGAACAAATCAGTACACATAACTCGATCTAAACAAACCCTTTTATCTTCGCCTTCATAATATTTAATAGCGCCAGTGCCCATTACACATCCATCACGCAAAACTTTTGTGGCCTTTTCATAAGCTTTTGTTTGATAGAATTCTCCTAATACAAATTGATTAAGCTCTTGCGCCAAATGGCGCTGTCTATAATCACCTGCATAAGTGAGAAATTTTGGATGCGGTTGATTTTGTGAAAGGCGAGATACAAGAGTATCAACGCATGCTGAAATTAAATTAAATGTTGGCCGATCATCCGGCAAAGTTTTTGTCTGATCCATTTTGGCAACATTTGAACCCATATAAGAATAAATACTAAGACCAGCATACATTCTTATGCAGGAGGCCATTTGTCTCATTCGATAAATCTGATTGGTCTTTAAGTATGATGCGGTTGAACAAAGTTCTACGGCAACTTTTTCGTCGTCAGCTTTCCACCATTCAAAAATTTCAGGCGCAATGCCGTCAGGCCCCATGCGAGTGCGCATTTTAATTTTATCTGGATTTTTGGGCGCCTTTTTTATTTTCACTGTTCAACTCTAGGTGCTGAATAAAATGCCATTGGATCAATATCATCAATTTCACTAGTCAGGGTAACTTGTTCATCAATTGATTTCTCAATTGGCTCAAGAATTTCTTGTGCAATTGGTAAATCGCCAAATTTAACTTTGACATCATTCATTTCAATTTCAATGATGCCCTGGGCTCTACAAAGCTTAAAAAATTTCTGAAGTTCTTTTAAATCATTAATCATGCGGGATTTGGATTATGTTGTTTCTTTCGTTTAAGCATAATTCGACTAACTAAATCATCATGATGTGAACCATATTCATTGCCATCTTCGTCGCCAGAATTAGCGCCCGTATATTCACTTTCCAAATCATCATCGCGCAAAACCAAATCATCAAATTCATTTGGACTAAAATCGGCCATTTCGTTGTCATGTTCACCATGTTCTTGATTGGCAACTTGGCCACCTTTGGAATATTCCATTTGGCGCTTTTTCATAATCCGGCCGACCATATCCATTTCATGCTCAGGTCCTTCGTAACCAGAATGAGTTAATGCCGGGCCGCCTTCGGCATAACCGCCATATGCTTTTTCGTGGGGTACTTTCATTCCTTTTTCGCGCGCCTCATGTAACGCAATTGCAACAGCTTGTTTGGGATTAGTTACTTCTGGCCCATGTTTAGTATGCGAATGCATTTCACCTTTGCCGAACGTATGCATTCTGTGACCAATAAATTTTTCGGCTTTTGGCGAATATTCACCACCTTCCGCCATATGATGTTTATGATGCACACTTCCGCCATGGGCATGCTTTTCTTGATCATCTTGAGGACTGCCACCAAATAATGTGCCAAGTTCACTTTTTATATTTTGCCAACCCTCTTTCAAAGATTGTGGGGGTGGAAGATCTGCATGATATCTGTCATCTGGAACATCACCACCATCAGCCATGTGAGGCGCGTCTTCCTTTGCGCCAACGTGACCCTCTGGCCCTTCTTCAATTTCACCGTGTTGATTAAGCATTCGCGCGTCTTCATGCATTGCTGGCAAATTGTGCTTTACATGTGCGCCATGATGTTCACGCATTGATTCCATTTCAGGATCAATTTCATGAAATTGGTCTTGATGAATGCCGGCATCTGGCGACTGATGACCAGAATGAGTTTGTTCCGGGGCTCCGCCATGAGCCATTTTTTTATGTTTTCTTTTCATTGAATAAGCAATGGCGAGACTTTGTTTCAGAGGTTTGCCAGATTTAACTTCAGTTTTTACATTGTGCTCAAAAGCTTTTTTTGATTTTCCATGTTCGAGTGGCATTAATTATCCCCTTGATAAATATAAACTTGAGTTTTGATGGCATTTAATTGATTGTCCGCAGCCTGAGCGCTTGAAGTAACAACTGAAATTGTATCCCCAACTGCTACACCTTTAATTACAACTTTAGCGCCGCTGGCGCCTGCAGCGCTCGTAAGTTTAGTTGAAGAATTTTGCTTGATAACAGTTTGAAGTTGGGAATAATAGCCATCACGAGCAAGTGGTAAATTATTTTCAACTTGCACAACATAATCGCCAGGTTGAGTCATTGTAGTTGTAAACGTACCAAGGCCATTAAAGATCAAGCTTTGATCATTCAAATTAGAATTTACTTGCATTTATAACCCCTGATAAAGTGCTGTGATTGACTTCACATTATTTAGTTGCTGATCAACAAAGCTTGAAGATGAGTAAACAACTTGCAAAGCATCATTAGCAGCTGCTTCAAATGAATATTTAAATTGTTGTGCCCCTTGAGTGGGGCTCAAAGAAGGTGCAGTAAAAATAGGTGAAGCATTTTTATTGATAACAACAGATATGCTAGAAGGTGGAATTTCAGTTAATTGACTCAGCACGCTATAAGTTTGAGTCGCAACGCCTGCAGGCACAGTATAAGTCATTGTTTGAAGCCCACTTGCAGGTTGGGCAACGTTGAGAATTAAAGGATTGCTCATTGATTTCTCCTTAAAAAGGCTCAATGTTTGAAGCAAATGACACTTTTTTAGGAAAAAATATGTAAAATTTAAGAAAATTGTGTCAATTTATGTAAATGACAATTAAGGAATTAATTCGGGCTCACATTATAACTGTTTTGATGGACACAAATTATAATGTCACTAAAGCGGCTAAGATATTAGGAATTCCAAGAACTTCACTTTATAGACATATGGAAAGATTTGAAATAAACCGTCAAAATAAGCCTTCGGTTGGCCAACCGATCCCTTCATCATCGGTATTGCCCCATTCAAATTTCTGACGCTCTAATTGTTCGCGTTCGCGTTCCCACAAATCCTCTTGCTGCTTTTCATACCATTCGCGAGAGCCAACAACGATTTGTTTCTTTGCGGGCTCAGAATGATAGTGATACCCATTACGCCAGGCGTAAAGCATTGCGTCACATAAATGGTTGGGAAGTCTTGGTTCTTCTTTTTTAGGCTGTTTAATTATTTCGCCATCCGTTTGCCAGATGAGCGCTTTAAGTTCCGAGATGAGCGCTTGGCAGGACTCATGGATTTTGATTTTTCCTTGTACAAAATCACCGTTGAGTATCTCGATAAAACTGACTTTATCTCTTTTGTCAGCATATTCGAAAGGAATTGCCGATCTAACTCGCATTGATTCAACGCCTTGTTTGTTTGCGCCATCGATGATGACTTTCGAAGGGGAATGAACGCTATCCGCCATGAATTCATTTATTTTCTCCACAACTTGATCGAAGGTCATCTTCGCTTTGTTAAACGTTTTAACGATATAAAGCTCAGGGAGATTCTCATGAAAGGCAGATAAAACGAAAGCATTATCGTCCTCCCATCCTGTGTCAACTCCAAGTATATAAGTCCACCCAGAAGTCGAAGCATGTGGCAAGTCCAAAAAGGTGTTTTTATCTTCCACGAACTTATAAACCAATTTTTCTTCATCAACGACCCATTCATTTAAGTATGCCTGCCGAAAGCGCGCTGTTTGCATTAAATCAGGCTGATGTGTATTTATAAAATTAAGCTCTTCTTGCCATTGTTTGACCATGTAAGGATTGTCATATGCTGACCATTGATGAAGGCTCCATCCTTTTTCTTTTCCAACAGTTATATCATAAAAAAGACCGCGAGTGATATTGCTAGCCATCCCACTAAGAACGATGGTTCCGCGCAAATCGGCCAAAGCGGGTCGTAATACAACATAAACGAGATCACGCAAATCGATACCAAAAAGGGCAGCTTCATCAATAACCACGAGCTTATATTTTCGTCCGAAGAGTTTTTTTCTTTCATTTTCATCTACATCAACTCCGGCACAGTAAATAATACTTCCATTTTCAGTTGTCGCAGTGAGCTCTGTTTCGTGAAATTTAATTCCAAGTTCACATCGTGAACCAATATGCTTGAGTACATCTTTCCAGATAATTCCTTTAGCAGAGAGTCGAGTGAGGCCGAGATAGAGGCAGTTAATTCCTGCTGTTTCATATGCTTCTTTAAGCAAATAAATTCCATCTGCATAACTTTTAGCGCCTCGTCTAGTTGTGAACGCACATTTTAATCTATGTGGATCTTCAATGAATTTGATTTGCTTATCAAAAGCAATCGAGCGCCAATCAAATCTATTGGACCTAATATGGCTTGCACCTTCTAAAATGTCATGCCAATTCAAGTTGTTGATTGGTTTATCCCCGTCAATCTTTTGAACGCTTCGCGCGCTTGAAGCGGAACCACTGCATTGCCCAATCCTCTAAGGCGGTCCACTCTGTTTTGTATCCCATCAGCCACTCGACCCACTGCGGGTTCAACTTCCCACCAACCTGTGTCTGTAGCTGAATTTGCTGGCCCGATTTCCGTTCGCCGCGGTTCTTGTGATCCGATGCGTTCGGTGTTCGCCAAAGATTGTGTCTGGCTATTGTTGTTAAGCTGTAGCGATGCCTTGCATTGACCGTATTGCGCCCGTTGTTCTTTCCGTAATCCGAAGCGGTTGGCGTGGGCAAGAAAGAACCATCGTTTACGAATGTGTGGGGCTCCAATCTCTTGGGCCGATACAATCGTCCACCGGCAATCATACCCGAGCTCGATAAATGTTTGCGCGACACTGTTGAGGCCACGAGTTCTAATTGCTGGCACGTTTTCGAGAAATACAAATCTCGGGTTTGTTTCCGAGACAAGCCTTGCGATGTGCTGGAAAAGTCCTGACCGCTCGCCTCCCAAGCCGACTCCATTTCCCGCCACACTGATATCCTGGCAGGGGAATCCGCCATAAATAATGTCCACGGATCCAGGCATTTGATCGGCACCCAAAGTTCGGACGTCATCCCAGATTGGCGCAAGCGGTATGGATTTGTCGGCCATCCTTGAAAGTAAAACAGCTTGTGCGTATCTGTCGTTTTCACAGTAAACGATAGGCCGGACAATTCCGGCCAAGGCGATTGTGAGTCCGCCAATTCCGCTAAATAAATCCAAGCCATTCAACATACCGACCTAAGGTAATTGCTTTGTGTTTGACACATCGCGCTCATCTCCCTCAAGTGTTAATAATGCTTCCCTTAAAATTTTAATTTGCTCTGGTTTTGGCAAGCTTGCAAAATTATTCGGTGTTACATGCTCAATTGATTTTTTCTTCGGATATAAATATTGCGCAGCTTCTTTGGCCGCTTGAATTCTTTCGCTAGGGCCAATGAGATCTTCTTCAATGGCACCAGCTTCAGTGTAAACAGTTTTTGTGCCCTTTGTGTAGCCAAGCCCTTGCCAATCGCCCTTGGCAAATTTCATTAAAATATCAAGTGGGTCAACACCATTTGCTTGCGCAATTTCCTCAATAGTTTTTGTGCGCCTATTGACTGAACCCTTCGGCCTGCCGGTTGATAATTTATGCCCCTTTTCAAACGCCATGCATTATGTTTCTATTTTTTTATTATGTTTCATAAGGTTTGGCTGGGCTAGAAGGATTCGAACCTCCGGTGCGCTGGTTAACAGCCAGCTGCTTTACCAACTAAGCTATAGCCCAAAGCTATATATTGTCAAAATTTCCTAGGACTTGTTCTTCCTTTTTCTGGTTTTCCACTCATTGCAATTTCAATTGCTGATTGTCTACTTATTAATGCGGCTTGGGTTTGTGCCGTTACGGCAATTGGCTGGGTCGGTTCTGCTAAATGTCTTTCCATTGCGGCAATAGTTGATGGCGATTGAATTGAGCCGTCTGGAGCTTTAATTGGCTTAATGGGTTTTGGTTTATGTCCACCATTTAATTCTTTTTCAACCCAAGCAATGCGCTTCGCTACATGCTTTTTTGTCTTTTCTTCAAGCCCATGATTGAGCAATAAATCCAAAAGCCAACTTAATTCACTCATCTTCAAGCCTTATCTTATTTCCCATTAGCCAATGCCAGATAGCTTTGTACCAAGGCATTTTCATCCATTTTTCTGAGCCCATAATCTCTTCAAGATAGCCTGGCTTTAAAGGGTCAAATTTGGATGATTGATAGTTAAAAGCATCAATTGTGACTTTTCTCTTTGATTCATCAAAGGATCTTAAATCTGTTAGATAACCATCAATATTGTCTTCGCGAATAACGGGCGTTCGATCCTGTCTATATGCAAATTTGAGAATATCGCGGCCAGATCGGGTGCGCATTTGCTCTTTTGTGTCATGAAAATGCCCCTCATAAAGCTCTTCGCGAGCTTTAACTTCTCTTTTCCATTGTTCTTTTTCTGGATCTGGACGTAAGAACCAAGCCAAATCTTCTGATGTAGCACGCTTTAAAGTGCGCTGAGTGGATGGCTGTTGCATGGCAATAAGTTGCTCATCCGTGAGCTTAGGGAGGGACTTAGGCTCTTCGCCCAGGTCACCTAAGATTATAGGTTTGGTTGGGTTATAATCTTTAATTTTCATTTAACTTTTTGACCAATACCTGTCAAGCCGGGGCTCTCAGAAAATACGTGTCCCATCGGAGTAGAGACTTGTGCTTGGATTTTTGAGTTTCCGGGAGGCCGGCCACGACGCTTTTCTTCTTCTTGAGCCTTAACAACCTCTTGCGCTTTTTGACCTTCTATAAAATATTCAAAATTGCGAAATCTTGCCACTGCATTTTGA